ATGAAGCGCCTGATACCGCCAGACGACTGCCCGGAGGAAATTGCCCGCCGTCTCGACGTCATTCAGCAGCACCGGGCGCTCAACGCGATCCTCGGGGTTAACCCTGACGCCATGTCTCAGGCGGAACAGCATCAGCAGCAGCGTCGACGCGGGGAGCCGATCGGCCCCCTGCACGGCGTGCCGTTGATCGTCAAAGATAATATTGCCTGCGCACCGATGCCCATTACTCTTGGCTGCCGGGCGCTGGCCTCACTTAACGCGACGTCGGATGCGCTTGTTATACAGCGGTTGCGCAGGGCAGGAGCGATTATCCTCGCCAGAGCGAATATGTCCGAGTTTGCTTTTGACGTGCGCTCGCGAAGCTCGCTGGGGGGCGATGTGGCAAACCCGCTTCGCCCGTCACTCACCGCCGGAGGTTCCAGCGGAGGATGCGCCGCGGCGGTGGCGGCGGGGATGGCGGATGGCGCATTGGGTACCGATACCGGCGGCTCTATCCGCATTCCCTGTAGCTATACCGGGCTGGTGGGGCTACGGCCTGCTTTTCGCCGTTCACAGCTGGACGGGGTAGCGCCGCTCTCGCCCAGCAAAGATACCGTTGGGCCAATGGTACATAGCGTTGAAGATGCCGCCTTGCTGCATGCGGTGATCCATGGTTTGCCACCGGTTGCGCTTCCTGTGCGTTCGCTGAAAGGCGTTCGCTTTGGTGTGGTAACCGCATTACAGGGAGAAGATGAGGTACAGCTGGAGGTCTGGCAGTCGGCGCTGCACTCGTTGCGTCGTGCCGGAGCAACGCTGGTGGAGGTATCATTACCTTTGCTGGACGACGTAAGTCAGGCGACATGCCTGAGCCTGTATGAATTTCGCGTGGCGATTGACGACTGGCTTAGCAAACAGCCTGGCGCTCCCTCCGGACTAACAAGCATTGTGGACTCCGGCGCTTTCCTGCCAGAGTTTGCGCCGTTTCTACGTCAGATGCTGGTGAGTAACACGCTGAAAACCCCGCACTGGCTGGCGGGGCGTCGCTTTCAGCGCCTGTTACGGCAGAGCCTTTGCCAGGTGGCGGAGGCGCAGCGCATCGACGGATTTGTGTATCCCACCGTACAACGATTACCAGAAAGTATGGCGAAGATGCCGCCAGGCTGCGCGCCGGAACTGGCCGCCATCAGCGGCCTGCCAGCTATAACGTTGCCGTGCGGCGTAAGTCGTATCGGTCTGCCGGTGGGGATGGAGATGTTATCGGTGCAGGAGAATGAGACGGCGCTGATGGTGCTGGCGCTGGCGTGTGAGGGGGCGCTGGACGGGAAGGGACAGATATAAAAAGCCCGCAGAGCTTGCGCCGTGCGGGCTTTCAGCACTTCATCGGGTGATTCTGGTAATCACCGATGGAGGATTTTTGGACTGGTGGAGTCTGAATAAATTCATTAATAGGCTGTTTTTTTGTTGATAATTTATAAATTCAACTTTCACGGGTATGCCAATGGCGATTTGTTGCAGTGTTTCCTGTGGTTAAGCAAACCTGTTTTTTGAATGGATCACATCAAGAAAAAGCTTTTTTGGATTTAACTGTTCACCCTTAACTTATATTTAGAAAGAAAAAGACCGGCTGTTGCCGGTCTGAGGTCGGTTAAGCCGTTACGGGTTTGTCTTCCTGTAGCTACTTCTAAGAAAGGGCAAGTCTGCGCACAGTCATCAGGAAATCGAATGGGGTTGAATCCCACAACTCAGGTGAGAAATCAAATCCATACCGGCTTTTGAATTGCTCATCCAGCCTGTCTTCGTAAAGCTCAAGGAAACAATCGACCTCTTCGGCTAACTCTTTTAACATCCAATCTGGGGCTGTTTTTTTATAGAGTTCAATAGTGCCCTCAATAGTATCCTCTCCCTCATTTATGAGGTCATGATCCTGATTGAAATAACCCTGAATCAGCTGATCAATATGATAGAAATTTTGCATAATCCATTTGTCCTATGGGGTCGGGAATGCTGTAAGGATATAGCGACAGAGCTGGTCATCCTTGTACTCGGAGTTTGGTTCAAAAGGCATTGAGTAGTTGCCTATTGCAGAACATCTATTGCCGATGAACAAGAGGCGTGGCAAGCGGCATATGGGCACTGGATGCAAAAATGTAAAACTGGGGTTACTGAAGTTAGCGCTGGCCAAAGTTTTGCCGAGTGGACGTAATGTGGACATGGGCAAAAAAAGGGGTTACGTTTTCACGTAACCCCTTGTTTTATTTGGTGGAGCTGGCGGGAGTTGAACCCGCGCCCGACTATGTGTAACTATTTGTTTTTATTGAAATCATATTCATCTATAAAATCGGTGTAGCTTTTGCGTAGCCTTTCCAGTCTAGGCATAGACCTTGAGTGTATCCGATGAAACCCGATTTTAAATGTTAATTCGGCACCATACTCGCTATTACTTTTGAATCCTGTCGTCTGTAATGTACACTTATAATTAATGGTAATATTATTTCCTGAAATATCTTGATAATTAATTATTAATTTTCCAGCATCCAATACATCGAAAAAAAGGCTGTCCGCGAAAGTATTGTTAGAATTTTTACTTTCTGCTAATGCTAAAAGAATCAATGATGGGAATAAAAGTATTGAAGGCGATTTTTCTTGGTTAACAGGCATAATGTACTCAAGTTCATTGTTCACCTTTGCAATGCTATATATATTAAATTTCCCATTCTTGATTAATTTATAATATTTAAATTTAGAATCTTTTTCTTCGGTGGAGTAGAAATATTTCCCTCTATCATTAAACATTTTTTTAATGGATGAAATCATGGGGTCATCATTTATGTGCCTAAAACCACATGATTCAATAAACTTATTATAATCAAATAACCAGCTATAATTTATATTTAATGCTGTGCCCAACCCGACATTCATTATAGAAATTGGTATGTTATAGTAGAGTTCGGGATTTTCGATACTTAATGAAAAAGAATTCTTATTAGTAAGAACAGTTTTAACTTCTTTATTATTAATAATAATTTGTGGTTTAGTTGATATGATTCTTTGTAACATCGTTTGTTTAACTGCAAAGAAAGCTGCTACTGCTGAAGCTGTCGTTGCAATGAATCCACCTATAGTTATCCAATTCTCGGATGCCATTTAAAACAATCCCCACTTAGCAAGTAAGTGAGGATTATCAGTTAAATGCTTTTTTTGTTCAATCCATTAATTGAAGTTGAATTGTCGTACTCTTTCAGATATCGGCCATAATGACGGAAGAGCATTTCCGGCCCTTTATGACCCATCTGTGTTGACAGCCAGAACAGGTTTACTCCCCGACTGATCAATCGAGTGGCGTAGGTGTGCCTTGTTTGATAAGGGTTGCGGTACCTAATTCCGGCTTTCCGTAGCGTTGGAACCCAGGCTTTTTTCCTTATTGCATCCGCGCTTGCCCATGGCTTGCAGGTCTTTGGATCCTCGAAGACACAGCCATCCTTCATGAAAGTAAAGGGCTTCTGATCGTTTAGCGCTTTCATCGCTTCCTCAGTTAATTCTACTTTGCGCGTTCCCGCCTGAGTTTTCGTACCTTTCGTCACGCCTGATACACTGGCGCTCTGCACATGCGCCGTCTTTTCAACAAAATCAATATCCCTCCAGCGGAGTGCGCATAGTTCTGAACTGCGAAGCCCCGTCTGGATCGCAAACCTGAATAAGTTCTCCCACTGCTTATTGCCTGTTGATGTCAACAGCGCGTTTACCTCAGCTGGTGACAGCGGATCCACAATATACCTACTTTCTGCATCACTTTTATTACTTTGATACCGTGATGCTGTTACCTGTGAAACTGGATTAATTTGCAAAACACCATCTGTTACAGCTTCATCAAGTGAGGAGCGAAGAAACGATAACTGGTTACGTATCGTCTTCAATGTTGTTTTCTGATTCTGTATCCATGTTTTTAATGCTGCTGGCGTTAACTCACTGGCCGGGAAAATGTGAAGTTCAGACAGTGCGCTACGGCATTTTTTATACCCGCCAATGGTGGAGGGGGAAAGATTCCTCGTTTCGCAAATCTTCAGGTACTCATCGAGATACATTTTCACTGTTTTCCCGGTCGCAGCATTACCGAAAATTTTTAACTTCACCGAACGAGGGAAATACTCAGCATAGATAAATGTTCCACGCTCGATTTTGTTGTGTATTTCGCCGAGCGTACGCTCGGCATATTTAAGGTTTTTGTTGTTCGCTTCTAGATTTGATAGGGGTTCTCTGCATTTCACCCCTTTGTATGTGAACGTTATATTGATGGTTTCACCACTGCTGTGCTTCCTGATGGTTACACCACGTGGGAGTTTAGGCGATTCTTTCGTGCCCATTTTGCAACCTCACTAAGATCTATCCATCTCTCCTTAACGCCTTCAACCTTAAGCACCTGCACCCCTTCACGCCAAACGCCGCGCTGTACACGCTTATTGATCGCATCTGGGGTTTCGCCAGTCTCTTTGCAATAAGTTGAGATGGGAACACAATCGAGGCTCAGCATATACTTCTCCATACAATCCCGACTGCACTCGGGAGATTAATTATTCTTTGAGCTATTTTTTGATAGTTCAAATTTGCCATTTTTTAGTACGATATTTGAATCCTTTACACCATTGAGTAACAATTCATATGGATGTTTTGTAGCTTGTTCCCTCATTGAATAATTTGAGTTTGTTAGTTTTAAAATTGCCACATGATTCTCAGATATATCGGTAGAAATCATATCTTTTACTATATCGATAATATCATCTTTCTTTGATAAATCCTCTTTAAGACTAAGGATTGTTAATGTTCTCGCGTTGCAAAATTTTATCATGTAAACAATAAATGCTCCAAATCCAAGATAGGCCAGTGAAATAGACACTGCTAATTTCGTTGGAATCTGACTATCAGTAATTCCGGTAGAGGTTAGAAACATTGTTTTTAGAAAAAAGAATAAAAGCCCAGTGAAATAAATGAAATTTATCATAATAAATAAGTTACTCATCAGTTGCTTAGTTCGTTGAGATGAGAAATACTCGGAGTCAAGATGTCGCATTAAGTTTTCATTATTACGTTTCTTTTGATGTAGCTTATATTGGTCATTAATTTTAGCAAATGTTTCAGAGTTTTCTAGGTATTTATCAACGAGAGTAGATACTTCTCTTTTTATTCTTTCTGATACAATACTATTAATGTTGTCGTTTTTGTCATCAAGATATGATGATATTTGTGTGTTTACTTCATGATTGATTTTTTCTTTTGCTAGTTTTATGTTTTCGTTCTGATCATCGCCGATTTTAAATATTTCTTCTCTAATTAATTCAATTATGTCACTATTTTTTGGTGTAGTCGTTTTGTCGTCACTAATCGTATTTCTTTCTGGTTCATTTATACCCTTATCAAGAAAGGTGTTTTTGAATGAAGATATTATTTTTCGCCCTAGGGGTGTTATAGCAAATGATATCATCAGCGCAAAAGGAAGAAGGGATTTTATAGTGTCAATCAATAAGTATTCCATGTGGAGAAGTTCCTGTATACGATAATTGTTGCAAGTATTATACCTCATGCAATTACAATTTGTGCTATTGAAAAACTGGTAGTTACCGGACAAACGTAAAAACGTAGGGCCACCATATCTTGGTTATAATTGTTATTAAGTTAGCCTATTTGTCTAGTTAAGGATCGGTGATAGGTAGAGGGCAAGTGGTTAGCTCGCATTCCTACTAAACTTTGCACCGACGACTGCAGGCTATACGTTTTCGTTTCTTCGCATAAAGCTATTGATGATGATAGTTACTCCAGCCCCTAAACCTTCGCGAAGATATCTGTAAGCGAATCATCCCGGTCTTCATACGCCCCGGGCGGCTACTTCGTGGGCTTCATGCCTGTTCGCTGTTTCTTATTGGTACATTATGTATCTAGTGGGTACATTGTCAAGTATAAAAAAACCTGCCGAAGCAGGTTCATTAGGAAACCATTAAGTTTTTGATCCTTATCTTCTTGGTTTTCCAGAAAATATCACGGTACCTATTATTGAGCAGTTACCATTGATTTTGACGTAAGGCTCTGGCCAGTTCGGATTTAGAGCCTTAAGAAACTTTTGACCCCCATCCTCGATTAGACGCTTGAAGGTTGTTTCTCCCGTCTCATGCATCAAAGCGATCACATCATCGCCATGAACGGCTGCAATCTCTGGATCAACAAAAATCATATCCCCAGGGCGATATTCCGAGATCATGGAATCGCCAATAACTCTGAGAATATATGTCATCGGGCCACAAGGAACAGGGCAAGGGTAAGTCTCTGTACTACTCAAATCTACCTCAGCATAGCCAACTTCGGTCCATGCTCCTGCCTGTACCCAGGATATAACCGGAACCATAGTAATATTTCTATTAGTGTCGGAAACATCAGGGTTTTTAGCAACATTAGTAGTTTGATGTTCCTTATCTAGCCATCCTTGTGGCAGATCGAAACACTTTTCGATATGGCGTGCCATTGCGTCACCAATATTTTTGGTAGCTCCTTCCCCCATAAACCTGCTCGTTTGGGTCGGTTCGCGATCAATCATGTTGGCAAAATACGAATTTCCACCAACACCATCTCGCAATTTTCTGGCGTTTGAGCGCCGTATCTCTTGGATAGTTTTCATTCTGAAATTACACAGCTTGTACCAGAAAGGTACAAGTACCTTGATGGTTCATTTTAATCGTGTAATATGTACACGGGAGGTACATATTATGAAAGAGTATTGGGACTCTTTAACCAAAGAGCAGCAGAGCAAGCTGGCAGGTAGTGTTGGATCTACCCCTGGCTACCTGCGTTTGGTGTTCAACGGGTACAAAAAAGCGGGTTTCTCCCTGGCTAAGAAGTTGGAATCAGCCACTGCTCGGGCTATCACCAAATCAGATCTTAGACCGGATATTTATCCGAAATAGTAACAGGGTAGTCCAGTTTTAATACCACAGAAATAAGGGGTTAGCCGTGGGTAATGAACCTGAGTGGAAAGTAGATAAACAGCCAGCTTGGCTGGTGGCCGCAATCAAAAAAACGATCACCGAGCTTCCTGGCGGTTATTCCGAAGCTGCTGAGTGGTTGGGTGTGACCGAGAACGCGCTGTTTAACCGGCTGCGTACCGATGGTGATCAGATCTTCCCGCTCGGTTGGGCGATGGTGCTTCAGCGTGCTGGTGGTTTAAACCACATAGCGAACGCTATTGCACGTCACTCGAACGGTGTTTTTGTGCCATTGGCTGATGTTGAAGAGATTGAGAACGGCGATATCAACCAGCGTCTCATGGAGTCAGTTGAGTGGATCGGCAGGCATTCGCAATACGTTCGTAAAGCTACCGCTGACGGCGTTATTGATGCTCAGGAACGCGCCAAGATCGAAGAGAACAGCTATCAGGTGATGGTTAAGTGGCAGGAACATTTGACGCTGCTTTTCCGTGTGTTTTGCGCGCCGGAAAAGAGTGACGCCCGCGAGTGTGCAGCTCCGGGCGTCGTGGCAGACAAATCTTGTATGGAGAAGTAATCCGCATGACCAGTTTAACGGCTTTTAACCGTTTACCGCAACTCAGGATGATCCCTGTACCGGGCGCTCCGTTGTTTCGGTATGAACGCAGAATAGCAAACCGCTGGGTGCCATGTAACCACAGTCGGGTGGTCGCAATTGTGGGAGTTTACTACAGGAAGGCGAAACGCTTATGCGCGAAGTTAACCGAAGGTTCAAAGACCACAGAGGGATCCCCGTTCGGGTTATCCGATGGGAGCCAGAAACTCAACGAGTTATCAACCTGCGGGATGGTTACAGCCATGAATGTTTCAGCCCGCTCGAACAATTCAAGCGCAAGTTTACAGAGTTAAAGGACGACCATGAGCACTAAATTAACGGGTTACGTTTGGGACGCTTGTGCCGCTTCTGGCATGAAGCTGTCCAGCGTTGCCATCATGGCGCGTCTGGCTGACTTCAGCAGTGATGAAGGGGTTAGCTGGCCCTCCATTGCTACCATCGCGCGCCAGATTGGTGCTGGTGAGAGCACGGTTCGCACAGCCATATCTCAGTTGGAGAAAGACGGTTGGTTAACCCGTCAACAGCGCCGTAAAGGTAACCGCAATGCATCGAACGTTTACCAGCTCAATGTTGCGAAATTACAGGCTGCTGCCTTTTCTCACCTGTCAGATTCTGACGCATCAAAATCTGATGCCTCAAAAACCGACGCGTCAAAATCTGAGGCATCAGAAAACGATGAAAAAGGCGGTTTTCACCCGTCAGAATCTGGGGGGGATCCGTCAGTAAATACAACTACTGATCCATCAGATAAAAAACCTTCTTGTCCGGTTGCGCCGCAACCAGACCCTGAAGTGATGATCACCGATAACGCAATCCTGGTACTGAATCATCTGAACCTGGTTAGCGGCTCCCGCTATCAGAAATCAAAAACCTCTCTGGAAAACATCCGTGCTCGTTTGCGTGAAGGTTACACCGTTAGCGACTTAAAGCTGGTGATTGACCTTAAGCATGAGCACTGGAACGGAAATGACGTGCAGTACCAATACATGCGCCCTGAAACGCTATTTGGCCCGAAAAAATTTGAGGGTTATCTGCAAAGCGGGATCCGCTGGGATAAGAAAGGCCGTCCCCCGCGTGAAAGGTGGGGCGAGAAGAAACATGACCCGATGAAGTTCGGCCCGGTAGATACCAAGATTCCAGAGGGGTTCAGAGGATGACGGAAAATAAATACTGCCACGCACTGGCTGAACTCCGTTCAAAACCAGCGCATGAATTGAAAGAGGTTGGTGATCAGTGGCGCACACCAGATTTACTGTTTTGGGGCATAAATTCGATATTTGGACCGCTGGTTCTGGATTTGTTCGCAGACGACAGCAACGCTAAATGCCCTGCCTGGTATACCGCTGAAGATAACGCACTGACGCAGGATTGGTCAGAGCGTCTGGCAGAACTCGGTGGCGCCGCGTTTGCTAACCCGCCATACAGCCGCTCTCAGTATCATGAAAAGCAGGCCATCACCGGCATGACTCACATCATGAATCACACGATGGCGATGCGTGAAAAAGGTGGTCGTTATATATACCTCGTGAAGTCAGCCACAAGCGAAACATGGTGGCCGGAAGATGCCGATCACATCATGTTTATTCGTGGTCGTATTGGGTTTGATCTTCCTGTTTGGTTTGTTCCCGCTGACGAGAAGCTGCAGCCCACCAGCGCTTTTTTTGCCGGGGCTATCGCAGTCTTCGACAAAACGTGGCGCGGTGAAAGCTTCGGCTATATCAACCGCAACGAACTGGAAGAAAAAGGGCGGGCTGCATTGTCATTGGCTCAATTCGCCGCGGCAAAAATGGCCCTCCCGACACTGCCGGAAAAGGTGATGCCTGCTCCAATTGAAACGCCTGAGGTAGAGTCGCGCATCTGGCCGCTGGAGGTTGGTCTGGTATTCAATCAGGTCCAGGGGGCGAACTCTCTGGGGGTGAACCAACAGAACAAGTTGAAGGCCAACATCAACCAACTCTGGCTTGAGCGCGTGCCTACTAACGAAATAATCAGCGTTGCTGGTGGTCTGGTCAGCAGCATGCAGGGGGCCGTCAATGCGTGAAATTATCGTTGATAACTTTGCCGGTGGCGGCGGCGCAAGTACCGGCATTGAGCTGGCGATCGGGCGTAGCGTGGATATCGCTATCAACCACGACGAAAACGCTATTGCTATGCATAAGACGAATCACCCGGACACGCTGCATTATTGCGAGTCGGTATTTGACGTTGACCCAATAGCAGCCACCAGCGGTATACCTGTCGGTTTGGCCTGGTTCAGCCCTGACTGCCGCCACTTTTCCAAAGCGAAGGGGGCCAAGCCAGTTAAGAAAGAAATTCGCGGGCTGGCGTGGATTGTCCTGCGCTGGGCGCTGGCAGTACGTCCCCGCGTCATGATGCTGGAGAACGTCGAAGAATTTAAGACATGGGGCCCGCTGCTGAATGAGGAATTACGCCCGGATCCTGAGCGCGCTGGTGAAACATTCGAGGCATTTGTCGGCATGCTGTCGACGGGGATCGCGGCGAATCACACTGCACTGGCTGAGGTTTGCGAATTCCTTGCCATTGAACCGCACGGCCATCAGGCGCAACAGCTGATCGCCGGGCTTGGTTATGATGTCGATTATCGCGAGCTGCGCGCGTGTGACTACGGCGCGCCGACAATCAGAAAGCGTTTCTTTATGGTCATGCGCTGTGACGGCCGCAAGATTCATTGGCCTGAAGCGACCCATGGGGATCCCAAATCACTTGAGGTACAAAGCGGCAAGCTAGCGCCATGGCGTACCGCGGCAGAGTGCATTGACTGGAATATCCCGGCCCGGTCTATCTTCGACCGCAAAAAGCCGCTGGCGGAAAATACGCTCAAACGTATAGCCCGCGGCATCCAGCGTTTCGTTATCGAGAATGCTTCGCCGTTTATCGTTAAGTGCAACCACACCACTTCACACGGCAAATATGATTGTTTCCGTGGGCAGGAGCTTGAGGCTCCTTTACAGACCATCACGAAAACCCACGGCTATGCGCTGGCGGTACCGCATCTTACTAAATTCCGTACCGGGGCCACCGGACAGCCAGTGACCGAGCCGATACCAACTGTCACCGCTGGCACGTCGGCGCGCCCGGGCGGGAATGGGCATGCGCTTGGCATAGTTGAGGCTGCCCTGACACCGTTCCTGGCTGGCAATGGCGGGAGTGAGTACCAGGCAAAGCCGCGTCCGCTGGATAAACCCGCTCATACAATTCTCAGGCAGTCCCGCGCGTGCGTGGTTGCGCCGGTCATCGCCCGCCAGTTTGGTGCCAGTGTTGGGCACAGGGCTGACGAACCGAGCGCGACGATTACTGCAGGTGGTGGCGGTAAGTCGCAGCTGGTAACCCCAACACTGATCCAGATGGGGTACGGCGAACGCCCAGGGCAAGAACCGCGTGTTCTTCAACTGAATAACCCGCTCGGCACGGTCACTGCTGGTGGTAATAAGTTTGCAACGGTGAGCGCGTTCCTGGCGAAGCACTATGGTGGGAATTACACGGGGCCGGGTGTTGGTATGGATGAGCCTGCCCACTCAGTGACTACTGTTGATCATCACGCGGTAGTTGCGTCCCACCTGGTGAAGCTGCGCGGAACCTGCCGCGACGGTCAGACCATGGATACACCTATGCCGACGATTACCGCTGGTGGCCAGCACGTTGGCGAGGTCCGGACATTTCTCGAAACCTACTGCGGTGAAAGCGAGGATGAATGGCTGGTGTCGATCGATGGGGTTAAGTACCAGATCGTCGATATCGGAATGCGCATGCTGCAACCGCATGAGCTTTATAAGGCGCAGGGTTTCCCAGATGGCTACGTTATTGATCAGGACTATCGCGGCAATCGTTACGCCAAAGATAAGCAGGTAGCGCGCTGCGGTAATGCAGTACCTCCGCCGTTCGCCCGTGCGTTGGTTGAGGCAAATCTTCCTGAATTATGTGCAAATCAAAAGGCGGGTGCAGCCGCCTGATATGGAGAAATAGCATGAATCAGTTAACCGCAAAGGGTGTTGTGACAATGTCCAGCCGTGAAATTGCCAGGCTGGTGCAGAGCAAACATGGTGATGTGAAACGCTCAGCTGAGCGCCTTGCATCTGCTGGTATTTTAACCGCGCCGTTGGCGCACACCCCCTACACACACCCTCAAAACGGGCAAACATACGAGGAGTATTGGTTCAACAAACGTGATTCTCTGGTTATCGTCGCCAGGCTATCGCCAGAATTTACCGCCGCAGTTGTCGATCGCTGGCAAGAGCTGGAGAACAGCGAGGCCGTAAGCGTCCCGCAGACATTGCCGGAGGCATTACGTCTCGCTGCGGATCTGGCCGAGCAGAAAGAACAACTCAGCCAGCAGTTAGCCGCTGCCGCACCGAAAATTGAATTTGTCGATCGGTACTGTACTGCCAAAGGCTCAATGTCTTTCCGCCAGGTAGCAAAGCTGTTGCAGGCCAAGGAAACAGATTTCCGCTTGTTCCTGATTGAGAGCGACATCATGTACCGGCTCGGCGGAGTGCTGACACCGCGGCACCAGCACATTGCTGCCGGACGATTTGAAGTGAAAACGGGTACTTCGAGCGAAACAAACTACGCATTCAGCCAGGCGCGATTCACACCAAAAGGCATCGAGTGGATCGGCGGCCTGTGGACGGCACACATCGCTAAGGGGCATGCCGCGTGAGAGGACTGTTTACAGCCGAGACTGTTCCGCGCCTGGGGCTTGTTCTGTTAAAGCCGGGTAGCGAATTGATGTCTCTGTTTCAACAGGGGCGTGTGCTGGTGGAGCCTCAGCCAAAAAACATGGCTGGGCTTCCGTCGGGGCTCGTCCCTGATGCCAGGCAGCCGCTGGCAGAAGATAAGGATCTCGAGGAATTCTTCACCGACGAAAGAGTGATCCGTGCAGCAGGCGGTTTGTCCTCGCTGGAATCCTGGTTAGAGCGTAACGTGAAGGAATGCCAGTACCCGCACACTGATTATCACCATCATGAGCTGGTATCGATGCGACATCCCCCTGGATCAATGTTGCTCTGTTGGCATTGCGATAACCAGCTGCGCGAGCAAACCACCGCGGCGCTGGCAGAACTGGCCCGGCGTAATCTCATTAATTGGCTGATCAGTTCCATCCTGTCTTCGCTTGGCTACAACAACGAGCGTGAACTATCACTCGGTGAATTGTGCTGGTGGGCCGTTTACTCAGGCATTGCTGATGCAATCACGGAAAGGATGGCCCAGCTTGCGCTTCGATTACCGGATGAGCCGTTTTTATCCGTATATCGAGAAAGTGACATTGTGCCGATGCCCCCGGCAAAAAGAATTATGCAGAAGAAGGTCACCCCTGCGGTCACGGCTGCGAAATTAAAGCATGGAGCAAATCAGGAAGTGGCCTATGAACAGCCAAAGGTTCTGGCTCTGCATGCGGATCCTGAATCCCCTGAATCATTCATGTTGCGCCCAAAACACCGCAGGTGGATGAATGAGGACTATACCCGGTGGGTTAAAACCCAGCCCTGTGAAGGTTGCCGGCGGCCAGCGGATGATCCACACCATGTCATTGGTCACGGCATGGGCGGTACCGCCACTAAAGCCCACGATTTGTTCGTGATCCCTCTGTGCAGAGAGTGTCACGACAAATTACATGCTGATGTTGCAGCGTTCGAGAAAAAACACGGTACCCAGCTGGAGCTGCTATTCCGGTTTATGAATCGAGCGCTGGCGATCGGCGTAATAACAAAAGCGTAATTGTATGGAGCGCTGAGCATAATGAATTTACAAGAACTGGAATTTACGCGGATTGAACTGCACCGCGCGCTGGCGGATTTATCAGGATCGACAAAAGGACAGCTGCAGGCATTCAGTGAGCATCCACCAGCAGATAAGAACAAATACCCCCGACACCACCCCGAAATCGTCATGGAGGGTGGTGAAGGTTGTGGATCAAAGGTTGTAAAAACGCTGGCCACTCCACTTTATGTTCTTGAGACAAGGAGCCGTCGACGACCTTTACCGCCTATTAAGGATACGGAGTTCGCTTGTTCAGCATGGCGTCGGTCGGTGAATGGTCTGGGGGAGCATTTGCAGGCATGGGTGCGGTACTGCTATGGGTATGACCTGACTTTCCGGTACCAGACATTAATGTGCCAGCACGTGTGGGAACAGTTTCAGCGTCAGCATAGCGGCAAAAAAATCCAGGACCGTGTCATTAAAAAACTGGTAGGGCTTGTCTGGCTTGCGGCGCAAGAAGTTGCTGCCTCGCGTAATAACGATACATACCAAGAGTATGCTGGTGCAGCTCTGGCGCGCATGGTCAGCGTTGAGCGTTCCACCTGGCTCAGAGTGTATTCAGGCCACTGGGCGGCTTTCAAAGCGTCGTTTGCTGAAATGGACAGCCAGGCACTAAGCGAAATTTTTTCACGGTACGAAGAGTACCAGGAGCTGAAAGTGGCGGAAATGTGAGGTAAATTTCACTAACTCCCCCAATTGCGCTTGCAAAATGCAACAAAATGAGCCATATTTGAAGCTAATTTGATATATTGCTAAATTTGTAACCACCTCGCTCCGGCGGGGTTTTTTGTTATGATGATTTCTTTTTGCAAGGAATTCATTATGGACATACTGAATCTTTTAGAGGTTTTGAAACCAGCCAGTCATATTGTTACAGTTAAAATGGAGAATAGTTCCAGTATCTGGGATTCTGCGAGCAAAGTGTTAATAGCCATTCTCCCTGCATTTATCTCTTTCATTGCATTATTGTTTTCATATATTCAATTCAAAGTTAATATTCGTAAACAAAGCGAACAGTACACTTTAGGTATTGAGCAACAATTAAAAACTTTAAAGCTTAATACCCAATTGGCGACAGAGATAGAATTGAAAAAGGATGTCTGCAAAGAAGTAAGGTTAGCGTATGTTGAGTTTATTAAACATCATCTTGAACAATATCAAGCTAAAAATGAATATAAAGATGTTATTAATAATAAAGACTCAGCCAGTAGAGTACGAGGGATTGAATTACATAAGCTGATTATGGATAAATCACAGTTAATAATGGAAGCAAAATTTCTTTTGGATTCGTATTTGGACTTGAATGACCAGAATGCAAGAAAATTATATGACTGTCTTAATGAGGTTAGCGAAATCGCCTTTTCAGGAGGAGATGGAACGGGTACTGACTTAGGGACAGCTATGGGTAAATGTAGTCAGATATGTTTCAGATTTATAGAAAATATACGTAAAGAAATTACAGGCCTGGTAGATACTATCGGGAACTGATCTCACGCTCCTCTAAGGGAGTTCCTTTTGTGAAAATGGGCGGCTGGCGAGTGTTGTAGCACCCGGCCAGCCATCAGCTCATGCTTTCAGGTCACAAGCTAACCAAGGCCCATTGCTTTAGCGCAAAAGCAAAGAGAGCCTATCAGAGTTACGCTTATTGATCTATGAAAAATACTGTAAATATAAACAGTGTTGAGTTAGTCAACGCTGATAGCCTGCAATACATCGCCACTCTCCCTGATAACTCCGTTGACCTGATAGTTACGGATCCGCCGTACTTCAAAGTGAAACCCAACGGCTGGGACAACCAATGGAAAGGGGATGAGGATTATCTTCGCTGGCTTGATATGAGCCTCGCACAATTCTGGCGAGTGCTTAAACCTGCTGGCAGTATTTATCTTTTCTCCGGTCACCGCTTGGCTGCAGACATTGAGATCATGATGCGTGAGCGGTTCAATATCCTTAACCACATCATCTGGGCTAAACCGTCGGGCCGCTGGAATGGCTGTAATAAAGAGAGCCTGCGCTCTTACTTCCCTGCAACAGAGCGCATCCTCTTCGCTGAGCATTACTAGGGCCCGTATAAACCAAAGAGCGACGGGTACGCTGAGAAGGGAAGCGAGCTGAAGCAGCATGTAATGACTCCCCTAATTTCTTATTTCCGGGATGCACGTGAAGCGCTTGGCATATCCTCAAAACAAATAGCCGATGCGACAGGAAAGAAGAACATGGTGTCTCACTGGTTCAGCGGTAGCCAGTGGCAATTACCGAATGAATCAGACTACCGGAAACTTCAGTCCCTTTTCACGCAGGTAGCCATCGAAAAGCACCAGAACGGCGAACTGGCAACACCACACCACCAGCTGGTGGCTCTGTGGCATTCGTTGAATCGCAAATATTCAGAGCTGCTCGAAGAGTACAAATCACTTCGGCGGCATTTCTCTGTTTCCGTATCCGTTCCTTATACCGACGTCTGGACACATAAACCCATTCAGTTTTACCCAGGTAAACACCCATGCGAAAAACCCGCAGATATGTTGCGGCAGATCATCAGCGCCAGCAGTAAGCCTGGTGATGTGGTGGCTGATTTCTTTATGGGGTCCGGTTCGACCGTGAAAGTCGCGCTGGAACTTGGCCGCCAGGCTATTGGCGTTGAACTCGAAGAGGAAAGGTTTAATCAGACGTTGGGGGAAATACGGGCGTTGGCAGGGGAATAAACGTGAGGTCGCGATAGCGACCTTTTTTATTACCTCAATAACACCCGCACACAGCGAGGTGAGAGACCATGAAAATGAATGATTCAGGGAACATCTTCACGCAGTTCTTTGCGTGGGTAGCAGCTCTGGCTTCTGCCATTGGATTTACCACTCAGGATCTGGTGTTCATGTTCTTTGGCGCTGCTGGTTTGCTTATCTCGCTTGCCTCCTACATCAACGGGCGTATAGATGCACACCGCAGGCGTAAAGAGGATGAGAAGCGAACAAAAATGGTCAATGACTACCTGAAAGGCGTTGGTGACAAACCGCTTCACGAACGTCCTGCAGCTGCAAGCGTGGTCGTTGAGGCATTACAAAAGGAAGGTGAGTGATGGGAACCAGAGCAAAATTGAGTGCTGCTGTTCTGGGGCTGGTACTCGCAGGTGCACCGGCATCCGTCATTCTCGATCAGTTTCTGAATGAGAAAGAGGGGAACAGCCTCACTGCATACAAAGACGGTGGAGGCATCTGGACGATTTGCCGTGGTGCCACAATGGTTGAGGGCAAACCGGTGGTGCAGGGCATGAAGCTGACTCAGGCGAAATGCGACCAGGTAAACGCCATCGAACGGGATAAGGCGCTTGCGTGGGTTGAACGTAATATTCACGTTCCCCTAAGTGCTCCACAGAAGGCTGGGATTGCTTCCTTTTGTCCCTATAACATCGGACCGGGCAAATGTTTCCCTTCCACTTTCTATAAGCGCATCAATGCTGGTGACCGGAAAGGGGCCTGTGAATCTATCCGCTGGTGGATTAAAGACGGTGGACGTGATTGCCGCCTGACTAAAAGCCAGAAAAATGGCTGCTATGGTCAGGTGGAACGACGCGATCAGGAAAGCGCTTTGGCATGCTGGGGGATAGACCAGTGAGTCGAATAACCGCCATTATCACCGTGCTGGTTATCTGTATTCTGGTTTCTATGGCATGGGCGATTGATCACTATCGCGTCCACGCCATAACTTACAAAGACCAGCGCGATAAAGCTACCGAACAACTGAGCCTAGCGAACGCCGCCATCAAAGACATGCAGACCCGCCAGCGCGACGCAGCAGCTCTGGATGCTAAATACACGAAGGAATTAGCCGATGCGAAATCTCAGCTTGAAGATCTGCAGCGTTGCGTTAGCTCTGGTAAGTGTGGGCTGCACATCAATGCAAGATGTCCCGCGAACGGAACGACCGACGCCAGCGGCATGGGCGATGCTACCAGCCCCAGACTTACTGACCCCGCTGAACGGGATTATTTCACCCTCAGAGAGCGGATCGTCACAGTGACAAAGCAGGTTGACTATCTGCAGGACTTCATCAAAGAGCAATGCAGCAAGTAATTAGTTCGTTTAACAATATGATGTTTTGCAATATATTAACCTTCAATAATGTACGGAGGTTAAAATGTCATCTTGGGAATGTCCGTTTTGTGGCCGCCTGTCAGTCAAGGCCAAAATCCAACAAAAGTATAGTAACTATGTTGTTGACGCTGATACAAAGCAGGGCAAGCTTTTTGTGCAATCGTGGGTTCAGGTCTGTCCAAATCCTGACTGTAAGGAATTTACTTATATTTCAGAGATAGGCTCAGCGAAGATAGAAGGGAACAAGTATGTTATAGCAGAGCCCATCGAAAGTTGGATGCACCGCCCTCAAGGAGTAGTCAAGCAGTTTCCAAATTACATACCAAAAGCGATTCTTAATGATTATAGAGAGTCTGCGATGATTGCGACGCTCTCGCCAAAGGCATCCGCAACATTAGCGCGCCGATGTTTGCAAGGGATGATAAGAGACTTTTGGGGCGTAAAAGAAAAAAATCTCTTTGAAGAGATTAAGGCCATTCAAGAAAAAGTCGACTCAGATACATGGCATGCAATAGATGCAATAAGAAGTATTGGTAATATTGGTGCCCACATGGAAAAAGACATTGATCTGATTATTGATGTCGACAAAGAGGAGGCTGAGCTACTCATTAGCTTGATAGAGACGTTGCTTAGCGATTGGTATGTTGAACGAGAAAACAGACGACTTAGATCAGAGAAAATAGTTGCTGCAGCTGCAGGGAAAAAAGAGCTGAAGCAACAAAATTGATGAAGCCGTCTCCGGACGGTTTTTGCTGCCATCACCATAGGTAGGCTGACCTGCTCCCCTTTGGTTAATACACCCCGATGTTAGTAATGTCTTCATAAGCCACATGAGGACATCCCCATGAAGAAGCGTTTTTCCGATGAACAGATCATCAGTATTCTCTTCATGCCTGCGGTAATGCTTTGAGGGCTTGAATATGCGATAGTAAAAAAACAAACACTTTGTAAGAGATAACAAATGAGCGAAGAGAAATACTACGATTATCTGGTCTTAGGTGGCGTACACGATCAGCAAGTCTTTAATAGCACACTCAAGCGAATTCTTGAAGTTCCTCTCCGTGAGCCCCTCGCGATGGCGAAGATGTATGCACCTGATGTCCCTGCTGAGACAATGGTTTATGAGGTTATCGCCTACAATGTCATCGAGCATATTCGTGAAGATGGAAAGCATTTCTTCATAGCATCAAACGATGATTTAACGACTGTAGATGTTGACGATGCGATCTTAAGGTCTCGCATTTCTCCAATCAATTAAGCTACTCGTTACTACTGAATGGAAAAAGCGCTCATTAAGAGCGCTTTAATTACGAGGGGTAATTATTTTGCATGCTGGATGGTATAGTGTTTATCAAACTCATCCGCCAATGCCTTGTATGTTTTTTCAAAATGCTCATCAATGCAGGTTTTAGGCGACAGGGTGCATTTTTCATTGCCTAACCTTCCCGCCAGTAACACGCAAGTTTGCTCAAACAAAAATAACTTTTTTTCTTCGGTTGTCATCACTGCTCCTTTTGACCTCTGAATTGCAGTCATATAAAAAATATGGGCTTTATCAATGTTTTCAATATCTACCTTTGTGATGTTGATCACTGATTGAAACTTTTCATGAGAACCGGATAAACATCGTTGATTGGGACAGGTACTCCTGGTGATTATGAACACCGAGGGGGCGACGACACGCGGAAATCGGCTAGTTTTTTGCATTTTATGGGTTTCATCATCATCCGTTTAACCTCTTGATATTTCTGTCCTGAGCATCTGCAGGATGTCGAAATGACCATTTTTTGTTCACCATCATGGATAACGAACTGAAAAATTTCCGGCTGAATATCACTCAGCTGGCCGCCATCACTGATCTGCACCGTCAGACGGTCGCAGGCAAGCTGGCAAATGTGCAACCCGCACCCGGCAGCAATCCGAAACTTAAGCTTTATTCCATCACCGATATTTTGCGGGAGCTGCTGACAAGCACCACACCGTCCGAGCTGGTGGACGTCGACAAAATGCTTCCCCCGGATCGTAAAGCCTGGTTTCAGTCGGAGCGTGAGCGGCTCAAGTTTCAACAGGAAACAGGGGAGCTGATCCCGGCATCCGAAGTCACCAGAGAGTTTTCCTCCATGGCGAAAGCAATGGTTCAGGTGCTGGAAACGTTACCCGATATTCTTGAGCGCGATTGCGCCATGACCCCTGCAGCGGTTGTCAGGGTGCAGCAGGTTATTGACGATCTGCGCGATCAGATAGCCCTCAAAGTTGAGCAGGCCGACTCACCGGAACAGGAGGATACGCAACAAGAGGAGTAAGTCATGCGACAGGCCACGGCAGCGGAAGTCAGGCGTAACGCTTCCGCCATTCTCAAAGCCCCGCGCCGTATGCCTGTGGCTGAGGCGGTTCAGAAATTTATGCGCGTACCCATGGGGGCCGGTAACTCGGTACCGTGGGACCCAGCCGTCGCCCCGTATGTGATTGATCCGATGAACTGCCTCGCGATGCGTGAATACGATGCGGTGGTGTTTGTGGGGCCGGCACGAACGGGGAAAACGATCGGCCTGGTGGATGGCTGGGTTGTATACAACATTGTCTGTGACCCGTCCGATATGCTCGTCGTTCAGATGACCGAAGAGAAAGCCCGCGAGCACTCAAAAAAGCGACTGGCCAGAACCTTCCGTGTCAGTCCTGAGGTAGCAAAACGCCTGAGCCCGTTGCGAAACGATAACAACGTGCATGATCGTACTTTTCTGGCGGGGAACTATCTCAAGATTGGCTGGCCCTCCATCAACATCATGTCCTCGTCAGATTTTAAATGTGTGGCGCTCACGGATTATGACCGCTTTCCTGAGGACATCGACGGCGAGGGCGATGGCTTTACCCTGGCTTCCAAACGTACCACGACGTTTATGTCTGCCGGTATGACCCTGGTGGAGTGTTCCCCGGGTCGGGATATTCGCGACAGTAAATGGCGTCGCAAATCTCCTCATGAAGCGCCACCAACAACAGGCGCACTTTCACTGTATAACCGTGGCGATCGTCGTCGCTGGTACTGGCCGTGCCCGCACTGTGGCGAATACTTTCAGCCGGAAATGTCGGCCATGAGCGGCTACCGTGATGAGCCTGACCCGGTAAAAGCCAGTGAGGCGGCACATCTGCTTTGCCCGCATTGCAGCGGCATTATTACGGCAGACAAAAAGCGCGCGCTGAACGGGGTGGGAGTCTGGTTGCGTGAAGGTCAGAGTATTGACCGTGACGGCAATATTTCCGGTGAGCCACGGCGTTCTCGCATTGCATCTTTCTGGATGGAAGGCCCGGCAGCCGCGTACCAGACATGGGCACAGTTGGTGTACAAACTGCTGACCGCTGAGCAGGAGTATGAAGCGACCGGCAGCGAAGAAACCCTTAAGGCGGTTATCAACACCGACTGGGGGCTGCCGTACCTGCCGCGCTCTGCCAGCGAACAGCGACGCGCCGATGCGCTGATGCTTCGCGTGGAGGATTACGGTAAACGGCTGGTCCCGCCAAAAGTGCGTTTCCTGCTGGCGGCCGTTGACGTCCAGGGCGGCAAAAAGCGCCGTTTCGTCGTGCAGATTATCGGTTATGGCGAAAACGGTGAACGCTGGCTGGTTGATCGCTACAACATCCGCCAGTCGCTGCGCTGCAGTGAGCATGGTGAGGCGGAGCCGATCCATCCCGGCGCGTATCCGGAGGACTGGCAGCTGCTGGTTTCCGATGTGCTGGAAAAAACGTATGCGCTTCAGTCTGACCCGACGCGCCGTATGCCGGTGCTGGCCATGGCTGTCGACAGCGGCGGTGAAGAGGGCGTAACCGACAACGCCTATAAATTCTGGCGACAGTGCCGCCGTGACGGTCTGGGTAAACGTGTTTACCTGGTCAAGGGCGACAGTACAAAGCGCCAGAAAATCATCACTAAAACCCATCCAAATAATACCGAACGCAGCGACCGTCGGGCCGATGCGCGTGGCGAGGTGCCGGTGTATCTGCTGCAGACCGACCTGCTCAAGGATCAGCTCAGCAACAATCTGGACCGTGAAACCCCCGGTGCGGGCTATATCCATTTTCCTGACTGGCTGGGGGAATGGTTCTACGAGGAACTGACCTACGAAGAGCGCGGAGTGGACGGCAAATGGCGCAAGCCTGGCAAGGGTGCCAACGAAGCCTTTGACCTGTTCTGCTATGCCCATGCCGTTGCGGTTCTGCGCGGCTACGAAAAAATTCGTGACTGGGAAAAACCCCCTGCATGGGCTGAGCCGCAGGATCTCAACCCAAATATTCACGAAGGGGAACGCCCCCGGGAGATAACCGTGAAAAAAACAAAACCCGTTCAGTCGCCTGTCCAGGCTGAACCTGAAAAGGGAGCCGGACTGTCCAGCAGCTGGCTGGGGTCTTCAGGTAAGGGAGGCTGGCTGTGACGAAAGACGACATCTGGAGAACGTTATTAATGGTGCGTCAGGCCTATCAGGACTCGCTGGATGGAAAGAGTATTTCCTTTACTGGCGTAAATGGTCGCGCCATTACCAACCACGACCCGAAAGCGCTGCGCGACGAGCTTGAATACTGGGAGCGTCGCTGGCGCACGGTTAACAGCCGTGGTGGTTCGTACAAACTCGCTAACTTTTTGTAAGGCGTTCTATGGGCATTCTTGAAAGAACACTGGGGGCTATTTCCCCCGGGTGGGCGGCGGCGCGCGCGCGGGACAGACTCCGGCTTAATGCGTATGAAGCGGCCAACCCGTCACGGCTGCACAAGGCCAAAAAGCAAAGCCAGTCAGCGGACACCTCGGTATTTGCAGCAGGCCAGTCTCTGCGGGAACAGGCCCGCTGGCTCGATGAAAACCATGACCTGGTGATCGGCCTGTTCGACAAAATGGAAGACCGGGTAATTGGCGCCCACGGCATCCATGTTGAGCCTCAGCCACTCGATCTTGAGGGCAATCTCCATTCCGATTTTGCCGGGCAGCTTTCGGCACTCTGGGCGGAATGGTCCGTGCGTCCGGAAGTGACCGGCATGTTTACCCGGCCGGAAGCCGAGCGCCTGCTGTTGCGTTCTGCGCTGCGTGACGGGGAAGTGTTCACGCAGTTGGTCAGGGGGAATGTGCCGGGCCTGCATCATGCCACCTCGGTACCGTTCTCGCTGGAAATGCTGGAGGCGGATTTTGTACCGTTCAACCTGAACAGCACCGCCGGCCAGCAGGTTCGGCAGGGCATCATCGTGAACGACTGGGGCCGTCCTGTCGGGTACCGGGTTTACAAATACCACCCGGCGAACATGACGCGGTTCAGCGCCGAACTTAAAACCGTCTCTGCTGACAACATGCTTCACCTGGCGCAGCGCAAGCGTCTGCACCAGCTGCGCGGTATCAGCCTGATCCACGGAGTCATTACCCGTCTGTCAGACATCAAGGATTATGAAGAGAGCGAGCGCGTGGCCGCCCGTATTGCCGCCGCGCTGGGGTTCTATATCAAGCGTGGCGATGCCCAGTCCCTTGGCGATGAAAGTGAGTTTTCAACGCCCGGTGGTCAGCGTCACTACGATATCGCGCCGGGCATGATTTACGACGAACTCCGGCCCGGCGAAGACCTGGGCATGGTGGAATCAAACCGCCCGAACGTTCACCTTTACGAATTCCGTAACGGGCAGATGCGGGCCGTGGCTGCAGGCACTCGCGGGAGCTATTCCAGCATTGCCCGTGACTACAACGGCACCTACAGCTCCCAGCGTCAGGAGCTTGTGGAGAGCTTCGAAGGGTACAACGTCCTGCAGCAGTGGTTTGTGGGTCAGCACAGTCGACCCGTTTACCGCGCATGGCTGGCGATGGCACTGCTGAGCGGCGTTGAAGTCCCGCCGGACGTGGATCCGAATTCCCTCTATAACGCGCTCTATCTCGGTCCGGTGATGCCGTGGATAGATCCGGGGAAAGAGGCTAACGCCTGGAAAGCCATTGTGCGTGGCGGTGCCGGTACTGAAGCGGAATGGGCGCGGGCCAGGGGTAAAAATCCGCAGGAGGTTAAGCGCCAGCGACTGCGTGAAACCGAATTTAACCGTAAACACGGGCTGGTGTTTGATTCCGACGCCGCCAATGACAAAGGAGCGATGCCAGATGCAACGGCAAAACCAGACGATAAACGGCGTGAGCCGGACGATGATGATTAACCCCCGCGCCAGTCTGGCGGGTGTCGATGCGGCAAACGGCCAGTGCTGGTATGAAATCCGTGCGCTGGCTGCAGGTCGCGTCGAAATCTTCCTTTATGACGTGATCGGCGGCTGGGGTATTACGGCTCAGCAGTTTGTCGCTGACTGTAAAGAGGCGGGGGTGTTTGAGGCCAGCGCGGTGGATTTGCATATCCACAGCCCGGGTGGCGATGTCATGCAGGGCTTTGCCATCTACAACACCCTGTCGCGGCTGAAAGCAAAGGTGGATATCTGGGTGGATGGCGTGGCGGCCAGTATGGCCTCGATGATTGTCTGCCTGCCCGGCGCCACGGTGCACATGCCAGAAAACGCCTGGATCATGGTCCACAAACCGTGGGGCGGTATCGCCGGGGATTCTGACGACATGCGCGATTACGCCGCTTGGCTTGATCGTAACGAAGCCCTGATGCTCAGCGCCTACATGAACAAAACCGGACTGGGGCAGGAGGAGCTGGAAGCGATGCTGAAAGCGGAGACCTGGCTTAACGGTGCCGAGGCAGTGGAAAAAGGCTTTGCCGACAAGCTTGAACCTGAACTGCAGGCCGCGGCCTGTGTGAATGAAAATAAACTTAAGGATTACCAGAACATGCCAGAACAGATTAAATCCCTTTTTGCGCCGCGCGCCGAAGCTCCGGTGAATCAGCCACAGCAACCTGCTCCGGTACAGCAGCCCGCGCCGGTACAGGCAAACCTTAACCCGCCAGCACCACAACAGCCCGCCCCGCAGATGGCAAACATCGATATCACCGCGCTGGCCCAGCAGCTGCAGCTGCAGATGCAGACGGCGAACGCGGAGCGCGTCAATTCCGTCTCAGCCGTATTTGAGGCGTTCCCGGCCTTCGCGACGCTGAAGGCGGAATGCCTGGCCGACTTCACCTGCAACGCTGAAAAAGCCCGCGATAAACTGCTGCAGGCGCTGGCGGCGGGCACCACCCCGAGCGCCGGTCCGGGTGCCATTCACCTTTATGCCGGTAACGGCAATCTGGTCGGTGATTCCATTCGCGCTGCGGTAATGACCCGCGCGGGCTATGCGCAGGCCGAGAAGGATAACGCTTACAACGGTTACACCCTGCGCGAACTGGCGCGCGCCTCCTTGGTCGAGCGCGGCATCGGTATCTCCGGCGCTGGTACGGCACAGGCGATGGTCGGGCTAGCGTTCACCCACAGCAGCAGCGATTTCGGCAATATCCTGATGGATGTGGCGCACAAGGCGGCGCTGATGGGCTGGGATGAGGCTACAGAGTCGTTCGAACAGTGGACCCGCAAGGGCACGCTGACCGATTTCAAAACCGCGCACCGCGTCGGCCTGGAATCTCTGGCATCGCTTCGCAAGGTCCGCGCCGGGGCGGAATATAAATATGTCACCATTAAGGATCGCGGTGAGCCAATTGCGCTGGCGACCTACGGAGAACTTTTCAGCATTGACCGCCAGACCATCATTAACGATGACCTGGACATGCTGACCCGTATCCCGCAGGCAATGGGGCTCGCTGCGCGTGCCACCGTGGGCGATCTGGTGTGGGCAGTGCTGACCAGCAACCCGAAAATGTCGGACGGTAAGCCGCTGTTCCACGCTGACCACGGCAACCTGGTCTCCGCCGACCTGAGTATCGAAGGTCTTGATACGGCGCGTAAGGCGATGCTGCTGCAAAAATCTGGCGATCGCCGCCTGAATATTCGCCCGGCCTACATGCTGACGCCAGTGGCTATCGAGTCCCGGGCTAACCAGCTGATCAAGTCTGCAAGCGTGCCGGGCGCGGATGCGAACAGCGGTATTGTTAACCCGATTCAGAACTTTGTGACCGTGGCCTCTGAGGCCCGTCTGGATGACAGCAGCCCTACGGATTACTACCTGACTGCTGCACAGGGACGCGACACTATTGAAGTGGCGTATCTGGACGGTATCGATACGCCATATCTGGAGCAGCAGCAGGGCTTCACCGTTGACGGTGCCGCGTTTAAGGTGCGTATCGATGCAGGTGTGGCACCGCTTGACTGGCGCGGCATGGTTAAAGTCACCAAAAAATAACGACCGTCATCTTACGGTTTTTTATTACGGAGCGGCGCGTGCTGCTCCTTTTTTGTCTGGAGAGAAAAATGGCGAAAAATTATCAGCAGGACGGCAACACCCTTGATTTTCAGAATATCGGTACAACCGATATTCATTCGGGTGACGCCGTGCTTTCAGGGGCGCTGGTTGGCGTCGCTCACGATGACATCCCGGCAGGGTTGTGGGGTGTGCTGCATACCACGGGCGTTTTCGTTCTGCCAAAGGTGGCGGAAGCGGTTACTCCCGGCCAGAAGCTGTATCTGGCAGACGGAAAACTAACGGTTGAAGCGGGAGAAGCGGCGACACCGAATCCTCTGGCCGGTACCGCCTGGGCAGCTGCAGCTGCAGATGTCGATACTGTTCCGGTGCGGCTGGGTTACTGATGAACCGCTTTCGTGCCCGACTGGCCCGTGCAGATGCCCGGATCTCCCGGGCATTTGCGGAAGCACTGCCGGCGGTCCTGTTTATCGGTACTGAGGTGCGTCCTGTCACAGTGATTTTCGAGACGCCCGATGCGCCGGTTGACGTTCCTGCCGGTGGACAAATTCAGGATCGCTCTCCGGGATTCAGCGCGCTGACGACAGATATCGCGGGGCTTGAGAAGCATCACGGTGTGGAGATCAACGGTACGGCTTATCGTGTGACGCACGTCGGCGCTGATGAGGAAGGGCGGACCCGCGTCACGCTGGCGTATGGCACACCGGGTAAGGTGCAGCCGGACATCAATAAGTGGAGCTGATATGGCGCGTGAGTCCAGACTGCGACGGGATTTACCCGTCGATATCGATGTGGATGCCATCTGGCGGATAGCAGAGCACATCGGTGCCACCCATAAACAGTTTCGGGCAGCGTATTCCCGCGCGCTGAAACGTACCGCCACCACCTTGCGTAAAAAAGCGATGTCAGACCTGAAAGACGGACTGGCCCCCCGCAGCCTGGATCTGGTGCGCCGGCGTCTGCTTTCCTTTCGTCTTAATCGCGCTTCTCAGTCACAACTTGATAATTTTCGTCTCTGGTTTGGACTCAATGCCATCAAGGTAAAAGACCTGAAAGGCAGGATTAACGGGCGGGTAAGGCCTCACCATACCCGGCGGGATAAATCCACCGGGAGGTATATCAAGGCGCGACGCCAGGCAGAAAACGCCGGATTTACCCCAAAGGGCAGCCTGCTTTCCCCGCGTACTTTTGAAAACGGTGAGGTGGCACGCTCCCGTCGTGAAAACCGGCGCACGGTGGTTATTCGCGATCCTGATACCCGTCGTACCCGCGAGGCGGAAGTCGATATTTATGAGCCGATGCTGAACTACATCGAGGATAACGCCTTTGCTGAGGCGATTGAGATTTTCATGCATCACTTTGAAACCGATCTGCGCGGGCGCGTGAAAGCCCGTATTTCTGTCTGAGGTAAACCATGGCCGAACCATTGCTGCTGGGGCAGTATCACGATGCTGTCACCGGCGCGCTGAAAAAAATTGACTGGGTTCGCGACGCCGATGCCTATCCGGAAAAAAATGTCCCCCGATTTACCGGACTGACAACCCCGGCGGTCTATTTCTCCATTAACGGCTGGGAGCAGGGCGGGGGCAACGAGGGGCAGCTCAACGTTAATCTGTCCTGCGATTTGTTCGTGGTGGTGGATGCGGCCGGGGCAGGTGTCAGTCGCCCGGAAATTTTCCTGCGCACGGCGGCCGCAGATATCACCCAGTGGATTGACGGCCAGCAGTTCGGCCTGACCCATCTGGAGCCAGCCATCTTTGTCGATGCAGCACGCGATGAGTTTGATCCGCGCATGGATGATTACCTGGTCTGGCGAATCTCCTTCACACAGTCAGCCGCCTTTGGTGCGGATCCGTTTGCACAGCTGAATGCCCCGCTGAAAGCAGCCTGGCTGGGTAAGGCACCGGATATCGGTCGGACACATGTGGATGACTATCAGCTGATTTACGAGGCAAAACCCGATGAGTGATATCGAGGGCGATTTACAGCGCCGTCTGGCGAATATCGTCCGGCGTGGGGTTATTCACTCCGTTAAGCATGATGGTATACCGAAATGCCGGGTTGATCTGGGCGATATCGTCACCACCTGGCTGCCGCTTTGTCAGGGCTTTTCCGGGGAAAACCGGGCTGATTCCAATCCGTATGCGGTCGGGGATGCGGTCACGGTGCTCTCGGAGGCGGGCGAGCTGAATAATGGCCGGGTGTTTCCCGGCTGGAATACCGGCGGTCTGCCGGTGCCGAAGGGCAGCGACAGTGAGCATATCACCCGCTACGGCGACGGTACCGAGATTCGCTATGACCGGGCGGCGCATGCCCTGACCATCACGCTGGTGGAGAATGGGACCTACAAAATTATCGGGAAAGGCACGCTGGACGGCCCGGTGGAAATCACCGACACCCTGACCGTTCAGGGGAAAACGCAGATAAATGCCGACACGAACGTGGCCGGAAATATCGGTGCAACACAGGAGATTTCGGACGGTGCCGGGAAAATGAGCGGGATCCGCGAAACCTACAACGGCCATAACCATAAAGAAAATGGTGACGGCGGTGGTACCACGAATCCTCCCAATCAAAAAATGTGACCTGCCGCGGCAGGTTTTTTTATGCCTGGAGAAAATGAATGGCGAATTTACATGGTGTGGAAACGATCGAGCTGACATCCGGTACGGTCGCGGTCACGACGATCCAGACGGCCATTATCGGTCTGGTAGGTACTGCGCCTGATGCCTCTGCCGGTACGCCGGCCAGTGTCAGCACAGGAACCCCCATTCTGGATAACGTTGTTGATTTTGCCGCGAAAATCACCGGCAGGGCAGGCAACGTGGTGGTGGTTGAGGCGGTAGCCGGTATTCCCGATCTGGAAAATCCTGCGGAGGTGGAGACTTCCGCCGTCTGGGATGCGGCAGCTTTAACGCTGACCATCACGCTTGGCTGCGATGAAGCCGGGAAGCTGACGTCAACCCCTTCAGCCGTTGTTGCTGCGGTGAGCGCGGTGGCAGAGGTGAAAGTGACCGCAGCGGGCAGCGGTAGCGGTATTGTCTCACCGTTCAGGCAGCAGCTTGAAGGCGGTGAGGATGAGCCGTTCCCGATGAATACGCCCGTTGCGATTGTCGGTACCACGATGCTTTCCCGTCTCGGTGATAAAGGCACGCTGAAACAGGCGCTCACCGAAATCAATGACCAGCGAAATGCCCTGACCGTGGTGGTGCGTGTGGCGGAAGGGGCCAGTGAAGAGGAGAAACGTGCAGCGGTGCTGGCCGGGATTGGGGCGCTGTCATCGGCGAAATCCGTGACGACATACCAGCCGCGAATCGTGATTGCGCCGGGGTTCAGTGAGGATGATGCGGTGGGCAAGGCGCTGGAAACCGTTGCCGGCAAGCTGCGGGCGGTGGCGTATGTTGACTGTGAGTCCGGTGCCACGCTGCAGGATGTGGTGCAGCGTCGCCAGTCTTACGGTACCCGCACCGAGCTGCTGCGCCCGCGTGTTCAGGTCAGCAACGCCGACGGCCAGCTGGTTTATCGTCCGTATTCTGCGTTTGCGGCGGGGCTGCGCGCCCGTATCGACTTCGAGAAGGGCTGGTGGTGGAGCAAATCCAACCAGGACATTAACAATATCCTCGGCGTGGAGCAGATCGACGAGTTTATTCTCGGCGATGAAAACTGCGACGCGAACCTGCTCAACATGCAGAACGTGTCCACCATTATCCGCCGTGCCGGATTTAAACACTGGGGGAGCCGCCTGTGCGGTACCAACCCGCAGTGGCGCTTTGAATCGGTTCGCCGTACCGCCGACGTCATCGAGGACAGCATTCAGGAAACGATGCTGGAATACGTTGACCGCCCGCTGGACAGGGAGAATGCCGACGACATTATCGGCACCATCAACGCCTATATGCGTCAGCTGGTCGGGCTCGGCGCCATTTTTGGCGGCCGCGCCTGGCTGGATGAGGAGCTTAACACCGCTGAGAGCATGGCGGCGGGCGTGCTGTACATCAACTATGACTTTGGTCCGAAATCGCCGACTGAGCTTATCAGCCTGCGCGTCCGGGTGAATAACAACTATGCGCTTGAGGAGATGCTGGCAGCATGAGCGAAAAAAACACATTACGCGTCTGGACCTTCTTCCGGCAGGGGGTCCGCATTCAGGGGGCGCATGAATTCACACCGCCGACGCTGTCCATTGTCAAAACTGACCTGCGCACCGGCGCGCAGGACGCACCCACACCCGTGGATGACGGCATGGAGGCGCTGACCTGTCAGCTGAAATTCTACGGTGTGGACACGGACATGCTGACCGCTTTTGGTTTTGTCAGCGGCAGCCGCCCGCGCTTTACGGCGTATCAGGGTTATCTGGCGAACGGTACCGCACTGGGCACCATCGAGGAGATCGAAGGCTTTGTGCAGACCGTTACGCCGGATGCGCGGGGCAAGGACAGTCTGTCGGAAAATGCCATCACGGTGGAAATCGCGGTGAGCTATTACCGCCAGACCAAAGATGGCCGGGAGCTTTTTGCTATTGATACCGAGCGTTTTGCGCGACGGGTGAATGGTGTGGATGTCCTGTCCGGCCTTGCGGCGAAAGTACGCCTTTAATTCAAAAGAACTTACAACGGCCTGCGGGCCGTTTTTTTATGGAGATAAACATGTCTTTTCCTGGTGAAACCCGCGTGATCAAACTGTATTCCCCCGTCACGCTTGAAAATGGTAGTGCGCTCAACCAGGTGACGCTGCGTGAGCCCCTGGTGCGTGACCGTATCGCCTTTTCCAAAGATCGCGGCAGTGAAGAAGAAAAAGAAGCGCGCATGATTGCGCTGCTGTGCAACCTCAGCGAGCAGGATATCTGGCAGCTGACGGCGGCGGATTATGCGCAGCTGCTGGACGCATTTAACGTTTTTATGCTCCCGCCCAGGGAGCGTCCGAAAGAGGGCTGATTCGGGCGATGCGTTTTCTGGGGCGACGTCTGCATTTTCCTATGACGGAATACCTGGATATGCCGTTCAGCGTATTTTCTGATTTTCTAACCGACGAACTGGAGGCGGTAAACCGTGGCCGGATTAACCCAGAACCTTAAGGCCGTCATTACCTTTGGCGGCAATATCGACAGCTCCTGGAGCCGTTCAGCGAACGGCCTGCAAAAGAGCCTGAAGAACGTCGGGAAGCAGTCAGAAAAGCTGACGAAAGACCAGACTAAGCTGGCGGCGGAGATTAAGCGAGCGAAGCTGGCCGGGCAAAGCCTGGGAGACCTTAAACGGCGTTACAGCGATGTTTCCCGTGAAATCCGTAAAACGGAGGCCGAGCAGCAGAAGCTGAATCAGCAGATGCAAAAGGCCCAGCGACTGGCAGCGTTCAAGGGGGCCGGGAAAGGCCTGTTTCGCCGGGGGATGGGGATCGCCAGTCAACTGGGGGGCATGATGGCCCCCGGGCTCGCCATCGGCGGCGGTGGGGTTATCGCCTCCGCACTGGGTACCCTTATTGCACCGGCGGCAACCAACGCAGAAACCGCTCGTCGTACAGGCGTGGCGAAAAGTTATGGTGTCGATGTCACCACCTTTGACGCCTGGGACACGCTCGCAAAACAGTACGACATGAACGGGGAGAATATCGGCGATCTGTTTGAGGAGTATCTGCATAAGTCGGGAGAGTACAAGCAGAACGGCAAGCAGGGTTCTTTGCAGGATGCGTTTGAAACGCTGGGTTTTAAAGCTGGTGATTTTGCCGGGCTCAGCGATATGGCGCAGTTCGAAAAAATTGTTGAGCGTGCACTCAGCCTGCAGGATGAATCGAAGGCCTCGTTTGCACTGGATTCGCTGTTCGGTGGTGAGGCCAGCAAACTGTTGATGCTGCTCAAGCAGTCCGGCAAGAGCTACCGTGACCTGATGGACGAGCAGCGGCGCTATAACCTCGTCACGAAAGAGGGGGCTGAAGGGGCTATGGCCGGCAACCGTGCTGTCACGAACCTGCGCACCGTCTTATCCTCCGCTGTAGCGGAGATTTCAGGACAACTGGGTAATGAACTGGCCCCGGATATCCGCCGATTGACGGACGATCTGGCGGAGTGGTTTAAGGGTGGCGGTATAAAGCGGATTGTCAGCTTCCTGCGCAACGACCTGTACCCGGGCGTGCTGACGTTCGGCCAGGGCATTGTGTTTGTCGGGAAAGTAGCCTACGCGCTGGCGAAAAAACTGTCCTGGCTTTTACCGGATGAGCGAAGCGATCAGCGGGATGTACTTAAGTCGCTGGCAATGACGGGTTCGGTTGATATCGCGCGCATGACGGCCCAGAAAAACGGGCAGGGCGAATGGTTTGAGCAGCAGCTCACTGAAAAACCGGCGCTGGTGGATGACGTGAAAAAATCATACCGGGACACCCGGGGATTTTTCCGGGACGACGAGGATGCTTTCAACAATACACTCGATAAGTATGTGACGCCGGAAAGAAGTGTCGCACCGTTCTCCTGGGACTCAGCACTGAACCAGAACAAGGAGGCACCGGCGCAGCCCGGGCGTGAAACATCCGATCAGTCTGCGGGTGCCTGGGATAATTACACATTCCCTTCCTTACCTGCGTTTGAAAAAAGCCTCAACTGGCCCGTAGCCGAGCAATTGACAGGATCCTCAGACAAGCCTTTAACGGTTAATCCGAAGGTGAATGTTGATGTTTATCCTCCATCTGAATCTGGCGGTATGCGGGAGGCGTTCACTGATAATCAACGCCTCCGGGATAACCGCGCGGATCCTCTGCTTTACCCGCCTGAAATTGCCTTACCCCGGTATCCGGCCCAGGAGCCTCTCCCGCCAGCAGGCAAATCAGGCGAAGAGGGTGGCAGTGGCTGGGAAATCTTATTGCAGAGGCTGGATTCAGCGGACAAAGCGCCACCTCCCCACCAACTGACAGATAATCGTAAGTTTGAATACCGGTTTGAAATTTACGGTGCGCCGGGGCAGGACGAGCGAGGGATTGCTGATGAAGTGAGCGCTGTGACGAAAAGTAACCCGGCATTTATGGGTGACAGCAGCATGCTGGACGGAGGACAAATCTGGTGAGTGAAATCATTCCTGTCTTTGAAGACTTCGGGCAGTCCCGGTCCAGTGCGATTCGTGGCGCACAGGCTGCCCGGGTGATGATGATGCTGGGCGACTTTGCCTTTTCCATCGACACCACGGCTTACAACCAGCTGACCCGCGAGGCCAGCTGGCGATGGAGCGAGCAGGAGCGGATCGGCAAACAGGACCTGTTGCAATATACCGGTAAGCCCGGGCGCACCGTCCGGCTTGAGGGGGAGTCGCATGCGTTCTTTCGTAAGGGGGTGGAGGCCGTTAACGATCTCTACGACCTCGCCGATCAGAATAAGCCACAGCAGCTGGTCAGCGGCGAAGGGGATGTGCTGGGCTGGTGGGTGGTGATCGACTTCTCCGACACGACCAGTCGATTTCTGCCTGGCGGCGGCCACCGTAATAAAAACTGGACGATGACGCTGAAACATTATGCAGACGATATATCAAACCCGTGACGGTGACGTGCTGGATGCTGTCTGTGCGGCGCATTACGGCACGGAAAACCTTTCTTATTTAGTGACGCAGATACTCGAAGCGAATCCGGGGCTGGCCGATGTCGGTGCTATTTATCCGTCTGGCCTGTTTATCACCCTGCCGGATCTGGCTCCGCCGGTTGAGGATTCTGCGTTCAGCCTGTGGGATTAAAATGACCGAACAGAGTGTTAAACCCGAATATGCTCCCGCTTTCAGCGTCAGCGCGGAGGGAAAAGATATTACCCGCGCGCTGCAGCAAAGCCTGGCAGAGCTGACGCTGACCGATTACGGCGGCGCCACGGCTAAAGCGGATGAGCTGAAAATTACGCTGCTGTCGGAAACGCTCCCTTTACCGACAAAAGGTGCGCGACTACGCGTTGCACTGGGCTTCAACGACCAGCTGGTGGATAAGGGCTGGTTCGTGGTATCCGGCGTCGGCAGCAGTGGTCCGCCACGTCGTATCGAGATTTATGCCACCGCCGCGCCCATGAACGCACAGAAACAGCCCGGTGATGTGCTCAGCCAGAAGACCCGAAGCTGGGATAATCTACGACTGGCGGATCTGATTAAAACTGTGGCCACTGAAAACGGTCTGGTACCGAAAGTGGCCGCAGAGCTCGCCGATATCCATATCGATCATGTTGATCAGGTGGCAGAATCCGACGCCAATTTGCTGACCCGCCTTGCCCGCACATGGAACGCCGTCAGCAAGCCGTCGGGCGGTTACTGGCTGTTTCTGCGTCAGGGAGCCACAGCGAAAGCCTCCGGTGAGCAGACATGCGCACTGGTCATCACACCTGAAGAGGTCTCCAGCTGGTCATACAATGAAGGCGAGCGGGGGAGTTCGACGGGGAAAGCGACCGGCAACAGCGGTAAGTCATCGGGCAAAATCGGCGTGCGTTATTACGATGAGGCTGACGGCAAGACCAAAACTACCTCAGTTGACCATGACGGCCCCTCTTTGGCGAATCCCTACACCCAGCCCGCAAAGGCCACTGCTGACCAGCAGGCAAAAGCGAAAAAAACGCAGGCCCGGCGCAATGAGCAGAAAATGACGGTGACGGGACCGTGCCGCCCGAAACATGTCCCGCTTACGGCAGAATCCGGCGTTTCCACATCCGGTTTTGGCGAGCGGGAAGATCGTGCCTGGGTAGTGGAATCACTGGTTTTTTCCCTGACGCCCGCCGGGTTCAGCTACACGTACAACCTGGTGGTTGATATTCGTAAACCTGCGAAATCTTCAAAAAAATCCGGCAGCAAGGATAAGACCGGCCCGGATTACTTCGGCTAACCCTCCGCCATCCGGCAAACAGATACGGAAAAACATTATGAACGGTGTAAACAGCCGGACCGGGAAACGCCTGTCCGGTAGCGATCATCTGCGCCAGTCCGTCAGCGATATTCTCTCCACGCCGCTCGGCAGCCGTGTGCTGGTCCGTGACTATGGCAGCGATCTGTTTTCGCTGGTGGATAGCCCCCGTGACGACCTTACGAGGCTGCGCATTATCGCAGCGACCGCCTCGGCGCTGTCGCGCTGGGAACCACGGCTGAAGGTCACGCGCGTTGTCGTTTCTTTCCCGGCTGACGAAACGGGGTGTGTGGTGGATATCGAAGGGATTAACAAAGAGAACAATCTTCCTGTCAGCACCGGAGGCATACCGATTTATGGCAAACAACTATGACGTAATTAACCTGTCCACCCTCGCGGTACCGGATGCCCTGGTGGTACCGGATGCGGCCGACATTTTTACCCGCTGGCTGGCTCGCCTGCGGGAACTGGATCCGGAATTTGATGCGCTGGTGGAATCTGACCCGGCGTATAAACAGGGCGAAATCAACGCCTACCAGCTCACCCTGGCGTTTCAGCGGGTTAACGACGCGGTACGAGCAGTATTCCTTGCCAGTGCCAGAGGCGCCGATCTCGATCAGCTAGGCGCGGGTTTTAACGTTTCCCGTCTGGTGATTAATCCAGGCGATCCGGATGCGGTGCCCCCCGTCGATCCTGTATACGAGGACGATAATGCTTTTCGGGAGCGGATCCAGCTATCCTGGGCGCAGCTGAATACGGCCGGTGCGCGCAACGCCTATCGTTTCCATGCCAAATCTGCGGATAACGATGTGCTGGACGCGGATGCTTATGGGCCAGAAACGCACAACCGCCCTGGCGAGGTGGATGTGTATGTGCTTTCGCGAACCGGTAACGGCGTGGCTGGTCTTATCCTGATCGAAGCGGTGATGAATAAACTCAGCGCGGATGAAGTCAGGCCGCTCACCGATTTTGTCAGCGTGAAAAGTGCCACCATCGCAAGTTATGCCGTCACGGCGGAGCTCGAGATCCCTGACGGACCGGATGCGCAGACGGTACTGGAAAATGCCATCAGCACGCTGACGAGCTACACACTTCTTTCCCATCGCATTAACGCCATCGTACCACTCTCCGCGATTTACTCAGCACTTCAGCAGCCTGGTGTATCCAGAGTTAAGTTGATCACCCCGACTGCAGATCTGGAAGCGGCTGCAGGACAGGCCCCGTGGTGCAGCGCCATAAATATCACACGTAAAGGGGGCTCCGGTGGATAAATTTCGCTCCCTTCTGCCGCCTTCCGCCATTCATCCGGAGCGGGCACAGGAGCAGGCCGGCACAGAGCAGATTGTTGCGCTGGATACCGACATGGTGCGTAAGGTGAAAAATCCTGACACCTGTCCGGCTCATCTTCTGCCCTGGCTGGCCTGGGAATTTGCTGTGGACTCCTGGGAAGAGGCCTGGACGGAAGAAGAAAAGCGGCAGGTGATTAAGGATGCCGCCTATGTCCATCAGCATCGCGGTACGGCCGGTGCGGTCCGCCGGTCGCTCAGTGCCGTCAGCCTGCCGACTACTGTCGTGGAGTGGTGGGAGGATGAACCCCGCAAAGCACCGTATACCTTTCGCGTGGAGGTCTACAGCATACAGGCCATTGATGAGGCCCTGTACCAGCGTATACGCCGGCAGGTAGATAAAGCGAAAAACCTTCGCAGCCTGCTGACCACCATCGATGTGATTGCCGACCTGGGCGCGAAGGGAACCTATTACACCGGCGGTGCCGTTACCGCCTGGATTGATGTTGTTATAGAAGCAGGAGTTTAACCATGGCTGAGAAGTATTACAGCATACTGACCAACCGGGGCAAGGAGCTGGAGGCGCAGTCCTCTGCGACCGGAAAACCCGTCATCATTAAAGATTTTGTGGTGGGCGATGGTAACGGCCAGGCCGTTAAGCCGGATCCGGTACAGACGAAACTGGTACGTGAAGTCTATCGCAATGCGATATCGGCGCTGCAGGTTTCGCCAGACCAGGAGAACCAGTTCATCGCGCAACTGGTATTGCCCGTTGATGTTGGCGGATTTGTTGTCAGGGAAGTCGGCCTGCTGACAGATGCAGGTGAGCTCTATTCCGTTGCGAACTGTGCAGCCATTGAGAAACCGGAAAACGGTGTCAGCGTGAGCCTGCAATACCGTCTTGCGGTATCGGAGAAGGCAAACATCGAGCTTAAAGTGGCAACCGGCGATGGCCTGTTTCTGCGTATCGACAAAAATCTTGCTGAAATAGCGGCAAAAGGCGAGGTAGCCCAAAAAAGTTCGCGTGAAGCCATTGGCGTTCTGGATGCCACGACCGTGCGTAAAGGTCTTGTTCAGCTAAGTAGCGCCAGTGATAGTTCGTCGGAGGCGCTGGCGGCCACACCGAAAGCAGTTAAGGCTGCATACGACCTTGCCAAAGGGAAGTACACGGCCCAGGACGCAACTACGGCGCAAAAAGGTATTGTCCAGCTCAGTAGCGCAACCGACAGCACGTCTGAGGCACTGGCTGCCACGCCGAAAGCCGTTAAGGCCGCTAATGACAATGCAAACGGTCGTGTGCCGTCAGGGCGTAAGGTCAATGGCCGGGGGCTGAGTACGGATATCAACATTACCGCGCAGGATATCTTTAACGGACAAGCTGTGGGGATTGGTAATGCTGAGGATTTAAATGCCTACACCACGCCGGGGCTGTATTACCAGCCAGCAAACGCGCAGGCGCAAACAGGGAGGAACTATCCAGAGGCTAACGCCGGTTCGCTGGAAGTTTATAAGCATGCAGGTATCACGCAGATTTACCGGGTTTATAACAGCTCCCGCTCGTACATTCGTACGCTCTACAGCGGGACGTGGTCTGGATGGGTTAAGCAGTATGACGCGGCCAATAAACCATCCCCGGCTGATATTGGTGCGGTGAACAAAAGCAGCGACACTATGACGGGTAGGCTCATCATGAATGTTGATGGCGAGGCTATCAGGTTACAGCCGAAAACGGCGGGTTATGCCAGCTATATCATTTGTTATGACTCTTCTAATACTAACCACTGGTATGTGGGCGCAGGTTCAACAACGAATGCTAACGTCACGCTTCTTAATTACAAAGGGGCAAACAACAGCATTATTTTAAACTCTGACGGCACGGTTAACCTGAACCCTACCCAGGGGAAATCCGCAATAGTTAACGGTCCTCTACAGGTTGGCGCGGTTGGCTCTGCCGCTTTAAATATTGGTGATAACGACTCCGGGCTGCGTAGCTCTAAGGATGGTCAGGTCGACCTGTGGGCGAATTCAAAAGTTATGGGGTACTGGAACACCACAACATTTTCATTCACTGGTCAGATAATACCGACAAACTACAGCAACTTTGATGCTCGTTTCATCATTGCAGATAGCGCCAGCTATGCGGGCTTTGCGAGCAATGATGCAGCAAGGCCATACATGCGCCATAAGGCCAGTAATGCCGTTGTCGAACTAGCCAGAAAAGGCGATGCATATACCAAAGCGGAGAGTGACGGGCGTTTCCAGCCGAAAGGGAATTACACCCCGGCAGGTCAGGCGTATACAAAAGCAGAGTCGGATGCGCGTTATGGGGTGGTAAATGGTATTCGCCGTGGTGGTCAACAGCTCAGAAACCCGACTGATGCGTGGTTTGGTAACTGGGAATCACCTGCAGGATGCGTTGTAACGGGAATCACGATGGAAAACAGAAGTGATGGCCGAAAGCTCGGCGTTTATTTCCGTCAAATGCAGTACCTGAATAAACAAACTAATGCATGGGTCAATATCGGGGATTAAATATGGATACGTTTATTAATCCAGTTATTTATAAATACGAACACATTGAAGTAAGCGGGATAATGCGTACCGGACTTTATTTTCATGATGAGCATGGCCGGGACTGGTACGAAACCTTAACCAGCTGGAAAGGTGCTGTTTCTCTGGATGATGACGGGATTGTCGTTGCTTACGAGCAGGATGTTTCGTATATGGGGATGGAAGAAGGCCGCAATGTCTATGAGGTCGACCCCCTGAGTGTGCCGGTAGATGTGTTAGGGAATTACAAATATGTGGATGGTGTTTTTTACGACATCCGCCCTGACGCGACAACGCTTGCCGAACAAACCCGAAAACAGCTCATTGAGGATGCGGGTCTCACAATTTCAATCCTTCAGGACTCCGTTGACTTAGGGATGGCGTCAGAGAAAGAGGTTGAGCAGTTGCGCGTATGGAAAACATACCGAATCAGACTGAGCCGTGTATCAACAGCAAACGCACCTGATATTGAATGGCCAGTCGTTCCCGTTGCAGGTAACGTATTAGATTGATCGCTGCTAACGATCAATCGTGGTGAATTGATCTGTGATATCTATTTGAAGTGTGTGGGTATTGCATTAACAATCTCCTTGGCTTTTTAAGGAGATATTTATGGAACTTACGCAGCAAGAGGCAGAGCTTATAACAGGTTTTATAGGTGAGCACTGGCAAGAATTTGCCGCCAGCGTAGAAGGAGTTATCAGTGTTTGCGCCCTACATCGACTGGCCGAAAAGTTAGGGCTCGAATCAGAATAATAATTAGCCCGCATTACGCGGGCGTTTTATATGTGTTTAAAAATTTGTGTGTTAAAACCAGACCCTGATATTGGACGTTCAGGGTTTAAGTTGTGGATAGAAAACCTGGCTACTGGCTTTTTAAGCGCTTTAGATAAAATTTAGTGCTTGAGATTGATTTAATTATGTGCAGTTAGGGGCATGCCAGGAAAATTTACAAAAGCCGAAATTTGAAGTGAGATAGAAACTTACAAACGAAACGGTGAAGCTTCGTTCAGTCGCTGGAACCGTGGTGTCTTGCGCGCAAACCCAAATGAAACTACTGTATATAAAAACAGTATTAGAGGTATGCGTAATGGAATTCTTCAGACCTACAGAACTGAGAGAAATTATTGTTCTCCCGCTTTTCAGTGACATAGTGCAGTGTGGTTTCCCAAGCCCCGCGGCTGATTACGTTGAGCAGCGCATCGATCTCAATGAGTTACTTGTCGCTCACCCGAGTTCAACGTATTTCGTTAAAGCCGCGGGTGATTCTATGATCGAAGCCGGGATCAGCGACGGCGATCTGCTGGTGGTGGACAGCTCCAGAACTGCTGAGCACGGTGACATAGTCATCGCCGCGGTGGAAGGGGAGTTTACTGTTAAACGCCTGCAACTGCGCCCGACCGTGCAACTCAATCCTATGAACAGCGCCTACAGTCCTATTGTTGTTGGCTGCGAAGACACGCTGGACGTTTTCGGCGTCGTGACTTTCATCGTCAAATCGGCGAGCTAAACATGTTCGCGCTCTGTGATGTGAATTCGTTCTACGCATCATGCGAGACGGTGTTCAGGCCCGATTTAAGAGGCCGGCCGGTTGTTGTTCTCTCGAATAACGATGGCTGTGTGATAGCCCGAAGCGCTGAGGCCAAGGCGGCTGGAATTACTATGGGGGAGCCGTTCTTCAAGCAAAAGGAGCTTTTCCGGCGCGCAGGCGTTGTCTGCTTCAGCAGCAACTATGAGCTGTATGCTGATATGTCGAACCGGGTAATGACGATGCTTGAGGAAATGAGCCCCCGCGTCGAAATTTACAGTATCGATGAAGCTTTTTGTGACCTGACGGGCGTTAGGAACTGCCGGGACCTGACTGACTTCGGCAAAGAGATCCGCGCGACAGTTCTGAAGCGTACGCATCTGACTGTCGGGGTTGGCATTGCGCAGACAAAAACACTCGCTAAGCTGGCCAACCACGCCGCAAAGAAATGGCAGCGGCAGACGGGTGGGGTAGTTGACCTCTCAAATGTTGATCGCCAGCGCAGACTGCTTTCTGTGGTACCTGTAGAGGACGTCTGGGGTGTTGGTCGCCGAATCAGTAAAAAGCTAAACGCGATGGGTATTAAAACGGCCTTAGACCTTTCAGAGCAGAGTACATGGATAATCCGGAAACACTTTAATGTGGTACTCGAGCGCACTGTCAGGGAGCTGCGCGGCGAACCCTGTCTTGATCTGGAAGAGTTTGCCCCCGCAAAACAGGAAATCGTTTGTAGCCGGTCATTCGGTGAACGCGTTACCGCCTATGAGCAGATACGCCAGGCTATATGCAGTTATGCGGCAAGAGGTGCTGAAAAGCTTCGCGGAGAGCATCAATATTGCCGCTTTATTTCTGCATTCGTGAAGACATCCCCTTTTGCGCTTAATGAGCCTTATTACGGTAATAGTGCGTCAATGACGCTTCTCACCCCTACACAGGATTCCCGAGACATCATTAACGCAGCGGTAAAATGCCTAGACAAAATCTGGCAGGATGGGCACCGGTACCAGAAAGCCGGCATTATGCTCGGGGATTTCTTCAGCCGGGGCGTTGCCCAACTGAACCTCTTTGACGAGAATGCACCGCGCGCCGGCAGCGACCGTTTAATGGAGGTGCTTGATCACCTGAATGCAAAGGACGGAAAAGGAACACTCTACTTTGCCGGGCAGGGAATACAGCAGCCGTGGCAGATGAAACGCGAAATGCTGTCGCCGCGGTATACAACCCGGTTTTCAGATTTGTTAGTTGTCAGGTAATTAACTGCTTCTGGTTTGATTTGCTCAGATGATAGATGGAATTTTAGGTGGCAAGGTATTGCTATTACAATAAATGATTAAAAATCAATTGGTTGGGTGGTTTTTCTGGAAATGCAAATCATTATCTTTAAAAAAATATTATTTCTGACACAATCGTTATTGTGAGTAGTCTATAGTTAATTAGCTTCTTATGAAGCTATGCTATGGTACACAATCTTTTTCTGGATTTCAGAGGCCCGTCTCTACGAGACGGGTTTTTTATCTGCAACGAAATTCGTAAAGCATTTATTTGTTTTCGATTTATCTAAGTGCATATTCCATGCGTGAATATATAATTTATATGGCTTTAATTTTGACATATCAAAAATGATGCATTACTTTTTTACCGTGGCGAATCCCCCTAAGCGGAGGGGCGAACAGTCAATATTTTGCAGTATGCTCGCGTTTCTTGGGACTGTAAGGGAAACACCGGGAGGCACCCGGCGCCACATTTTTATTGATCCACTTCTACCCAGTGATTCATTATGAATTTTATGGGTTATTCATCTTGGTAGTGATTTCATTCAATAATTGAAAAAAAAGGGGGACATCTTCCCCCAAATTAGTGTTGCTTTGTTATTGCTTTAACTGCACCGTATCATTCTTGTGCATATTGCCTTAACTTTCAAATGAATAGTGTTCAATTATGTCGTTAGGTAAATTACAAGAGCAATTGAAAAACAATAACTTCACTTGTTGTTTTTAACGAATTTATAGAGATTTTTTATCGTTCTTTGTTAAATGTGAATGCAAAAGGATTTAATTTGTTATTAATCTGTTGGTCATTGTTTATAAATGTGTTTTAATATTGAATTTTTTTATTAGTCGTGTTTTGTATGGATTAATTATTGTCTGGGGTTCATGTGTGTTTGAACTTCAGTGGCGGTGAAGGTTTATTATTTTCCTAAAATTATAGTTAAGTGTTATTTAAAAAGAAAAGGTTCAGAATCCTTTTGTTTATTTCAGTGTTATATTTAAGCAAACAGGGCAGCTTAAATACCTTATAGAAGATGCATTAACAAAACCGATTTTAATATATGGCTTCGATTAATTCAGCCCCCTGATTCTTCACATTACCCACGGCACGCGTCACGGCGTGCCAGACAAACTTGTCGGCTGGCACTGCGCCGTCGGCAGCTATCTCTTCAGCTTCTTTCCCTCCAATATCCTGCCGCATCCACTCACGGGCCGCTTCCGGTGACAAAACCAGAGGCCGGCGGTCGTGAATGTCTACTAGGCCTTTGTCAGCTGCAGATGTCACTATAACAAAACCTTCCGCTTCATCGCCGCGCTCGAATGGCGTGCTGCCGACTGCTGCCATGAATATCGGCTGGCCGTCGGCCCGGTGAATGAAGTAGGGTTGTTTCTTGTCGCCTTCCTTCTTCCATTCGAACCATCCATCGGCAAAACAGATCGCCCGGCCATTCTGCCAGAGAGGTTTAAACATTCGGCTGGTGGCCGCCGTCTCGACGCGTGCGTTAATCAGCGGAGGCTTATCCCACCACCCTGGCGCGTAACCCCAGAAAACAGGATCAAGATGCAGCTGCTCTTCGCGTTCGCTCAGCAGCAGAACCTTGGTACCTGGCGAGACGTTGTACCGACCTATAGGCTCCGGATCATACGCAATGTCACGGTCGGCTTCATCGGCCAAGTATGCCAGATATTCTTCACGGGTTTGGGCTTGTGCAAAACGTCCACACATATAAACCTCCAGTCAGTCAGACTGAAAGTATAGGGCAGTGAGAAAAAGTAGCGTGCTGGTAAGTCTTACAAACGGATCGGTGGCAATTAGCTTGTTGTGCCTGATTTTTTGACGGTATTTTTCCCCGATTTTTCCCCAGTGATTCCCCGTACAGAAAATAGATATAAAAAAACCAGCCGTAAGAGGCTGGTTTTAAATGTGTTTTTGGTCGGCACGAGAGGATTTGAACCTCCGACCCCCGACACCCCATGTCAGCTATAAGTTAGGCCATTCCCAACGCTTCGGATTCTGTGAGTGAGGTCTGATACTGCTTTACTGCATCAGTAAAGGCTTGCGCTGCATCTGCATTTGATACCATATATTCTTCAGTCACCCCTGTTTGAGAATGGAAGGTAATATTGCCATAAACGCAAATAGGGATTTGGTAGTTGTCTTTAAATCGGCGGTCTGGCGAGCCATTCTTATTCGTTTTCGCCCATGTATACCCATCTATGCGTGAATCACTGGGAACACCTTCTTCCTCATGGAATCTTCGATATTCTGAACTGATTTGTAACTCGCGTAAATCAATCAGAGCGAACGCCCCATCAGCTCGTGGTATGACTGCAACTCCTGGATAAAGCAAAATATCGTCGCCATTCACATTTTCAAACCGCATCGCACGCCCTGTAAATTGAATGAGATCTGTTGAACAGAAATCAAAGGTAACTGGGTGACGATTAACAGACCGGGTTGCCAATGTTCTTTCGACGAACTGGTCTGTAGCTTTATCTGCAGTAATATCCCATTTTTTAACACTTGATTTTAACATATCGAATGCACGGACCATTGCTGCATATGCGCGTTGCGAAGTATCACTGCTCTCGAATGTTATGGCTACTTTTGTGTTGTCTTCCCAGGATACTAGGCGAGATATCTCAGCTTGCGTTAGGGGGAGCTCTGTCTCAAGTTCTGCGATGCGCCGTTTGTAAAACCAACGGAAAAGACTTGATTTGCGACGAACCAGCTCGTTCTTTTGTTTTGATTCTTCAGCAAGAGCCTCTTGTAGATCCGCTTTTATCTCTGCCCTTTGTTCTCGTGCTTTAGCAATCAAATCTCGTAAAGGTAAAAGGGAGGAACTTGTCAGGACTTCTACCGAAGCGCTGGAAATTTCATTCATGCCAGCCATGGGCATATATATTTTAGCGTTCGATGGTGTGTTACTTGGGGATGTCTCCGGCACTCCAAAATGAGGTTCTGTGGAGGACGGATTTAATGGATTAGTAACTGAGTGCCCATAATCATAGGGCACGGTAGGTGTAGTATAAGATAAGCCTGTACCCGGTAGTCCTACGGTCGCTCTGAGCCCTTTTTTCCCAACATTGACAGTTGCACCGGGTACACCGATGCTTGCACTTACTCCACGCTTACCAATGTTGAGCCTAACGCCAGGAAACAAAGTAAAGGTTTGTCTGAAACGAAGAGACATAAAGTTATCCCTATGTAGTGTTGTGCACCAAAGTTCGAAATGTTTTTATATGAACATTGAGCTGATACAAAAGCCCTTCCTTAGCTCATCTTCATACCGGCATGATACAGAGGTTTGCTTGTCGGTGAAGTAAAACAAAAAAGCCCGCATAAGCGGGCTTTTTTGTCACTCGGGAGCCGCGGCTCCTTTGCGTATCCTTTTTTGTCTCCTCACCGTCTGGTCGGTGTCCTGCCGAGACTGCTAACTTCCTGTTATTGCTAGTGATGTCCTATCACTGTCCAATCATGATTGGTGGAGCTGGCGGGAGTTGAACCCGCGTCCGAAATTTCTACATCCTCGGTACTACATGCTTAGTTTGTCTTTACATTCGCACGCCAGCTGCGGACAAACACGCCACTAACGAACTAGCCTGATTGGTTTTAACGCTTCAACCCCAGGCAGGGTTTCCACGCGATCTCTTTTGGGTTTGACCTCTCTTTGATCCCCGTCTTAAGAGCGGAAGCTAGGGAGAGAGGGCTCTTAGCAGGTTATTAAGCTGCTAAAGCGTAGTTTTCGTCGTTTGCGACTATTTTTTTGCGGCTTTTAACGAGGCAAACCGCCCCTCGGCATGCACCTTGGGTTTCGCAAATCCCGTCGAATCCAGAATCAGCCCCAATAGTGTTGAACTCAGTATACCAGATTTCACTTCCTCGATACCAGCCCGAAACGCTAACTTATTGAATAGTACAATAAGCGCGCAGAATCAACGTCCTGCGTTTTTCATGATACGTGCTTTGTCGAGCTGCCACTCGCGTGCTTTCAGGTCAGTACGCTTGTCGTGCTGTTTCTTACCTTTTGCCACGCCGATTTTCACTTTGCACCAGGCGTTTTTCCAGTACAAAGAGAGCGCAACTACGGTGAAGCCTTCGCGGTTGATGCGTCCGTAGAGGGATTCCAGCTCGCGCTTGTTCAGCAGCAGCTTACGGGTGCGGGTAGGATCGCAAACGTAATGTGAAGAGGCGACGGTCAGCGGCGTAAAGTTCGCGCCGAACAGGAAGGCCTCACCGTCTTTCAGGATCACGTAGCTGTCGCCGATATTGGCTTTCCCGGCACGCAGCGATTTTACTTCCCAGCCCTGCAACGCAAGGCCAGCCTCGAATTCTTCTTCGATGAAATACTCGTGGCGAGCACGCTTGTTGAGCGCAATGGTCGCCGAACCAGGTTTATGTGCTTTTTTCTTCGTCAT